TCGCCGCGTCGGGGCCTGCCTCTTGGGCAGATTTCCCCGCCGTCGTCTCCGATGCCTTTGCCGCCATGGCGCTGGATTTTGCCGCCGCTGCCTGTGTCGTCGCAGTGCTTGCGGATGTACTTGCACTGCTGGCGCTGGATGCAGCGGCCTTTTGTGCCGTTTCCGCACCGGCTTTTGCCGTCTCTGCCGCACTCTGTGCCGTTTTGGCGGCAGTGGCAGACTGGCCCGCGTCGGTTTCGTATTCCTTGGCGGCAACGGCACTGCGGGCGGCATCATCGCGGGCAGCTTCGGCCTGGTTCTTGGCATCTACAGCGCCGTCCCGCAAATCCTGCATCTGGGCAAGGGCCTGGGCATTTTCGCTGGGAGTGGCGGTGCTGTTGGCACCGGGCACCTGCGCGTGATCCAGCACCATGTAGGGCAGATTGCAGCTGATGCGCTGCACGCCGTCCTGCACGCCCCGGAATGTGATGGTGGCGTACTTAGATGGTTGCGTGCAGGCTTCCGGCGGGACGGGTACAAGGCCGTCCGTGTCCGCCAATACCGTTACACCCTCATCGTTGGGGACGTTATGGAACGTGGCATCAATCGCAAGGCCCTCCCACTCCGGGCCGTGGCGCAGCAGCAGCTGTTCCGTGCCGTAACTGTCCCAGGTGCCCAGCACCAGCACGCCCATCAGGCCAACCACCTGCGCAGTGTGGCGGGCAATGGTAATGGTATGTGTTGTCATCTTGTAGCTTCATCCTCCTTTTTATTTACCTCTCTCTCGCTGGCTTCCACCATCGAGATCACGTTCAGCAGCACCAGCCGCACCACAGCGGGGTGCAGGCAGCTGTTGTTGATGGCGTTGATGACGGATTTTTGGAGCTCTTCAATTTTTGCGGTTGTGGTCATTTCATCACCCTTTCTGCCATCGGGGAGCCGGAATATTCCGGGCGCGGATAGCTTGTATCTTCGGTTCGCGTGCCGCCGCAGGCTGCCAGCGTAAGCGGGATGACCAATGCAAGCACCAACAGCAAAGCCAACGTGGCCAAAATCTGCATGAATTTCTGCATTAAATCTCCCTCCCGTTCACGCTCAAAGAACCGCATTCAATTCTGCCGGGGATTTCAAACTTGCTGGCATTGCAGTGGATGACCTTATCTACCTGGTCAATGGCAATGCCCACAAACTCGCTGGTGGCCCCGCCGGTGGAATAATCAAAGCTGGGGTCGCCGGTGGAGAACCAGCCTAAAAACGTGTAGCGGGAGTTATCACCAATATAAGATTTGCCGTACCGGCTGCTTAACACACCGGTCAGGTTGTTTTCCCAGTACCAGCGGATGCGCCCCGTGTCAATGTCCACACGAGTGCCAGCATCTTTGCCCATACGAATCCAGGCATTGTCCAGGTCATAAGTGGTTGTGCGCGCCTTATTGTGAATCTGCCCGGTGGTAATGTTGCCGCCGTTGATGATTGTCTTGTCCTGGTTCCAGGTACTCAAATCCGAAAATGTCACCACGCCGGATAGGTTGATCTGTGCGCTGGTGATCTCTGTTCCGCCTGCCGTCAGCTTGATGGTACTGCTGGTTCCGCTTGTGCTGGCCGTCAGCTTAATTTCGTTCACCGTCTGCTTGATCTCGGTTTTGGTTTCGTTGGCGGTCAGATAGTCGCCAGTGCTGGCCGTCCAGGCAGTGGGGGCGTTGCCCATCTGTACCATGGGGTGCATGATGGTCAGATCGTTGGTAACGGTGGCGTTATCGTTCGCGGTACTCACAAACAGACCGTCCGCATAGCCGTCCGCGGTCGCCGTAAAGGCCGCCCATCGCAGCTTCCAGCCATTATCCAGCGCAATGTCCTGCTTCGCGTTTTTGAATGCACTGCCATAGTAGGTTTTTGTTCCGCTGGTGGATTTGGTTTCAAACTGCAAAAACAGGCTGTCCGTGCCGGAGTTGAGCTTGTACAGTACCGATGCACAATAGGTCATGCCCTTGGCAATCACCAGCGTTTTGTCCGCGCCAAAGTGAAAGCGAGTGTTCTGCGCCTTGTTGGTCACGTGAACAGATTCGCCCGTAATGGTGTAACTGCCTTTTTTGCTTGCGGCGTTGCCGCCTGCATCCAGGGTCGCATTGTTCCAGTCGTCGGTGCCCACAATAATATTGTTGCCGCCGGTGATCCGCTGGGTTACGGTCTGGGTGATACTGTCGGCTTTCTGGTCAATCGCAGAAACGGATTCTTTAACGGTCTTGAACTCTTGCTTCGTGCTGTCAAGGTCATCCGAAATGGTCGTGGTGGTTTCTTCCAGGCTGCTGACTTTGGTGCTGATGCTATCCGCCTTTTGGCTGATGCTGGAAACGTCCGCTTTCAGGCTGTTCACCGTTGCGGTGGTGGCGTAATCCTGCAATTTGCTGTCAACCGCATCGTTGGCGGCGCTGGTAGCGGTGTCCTTCACGTTGGCCGTTACCGTTTCAGTCACTGACTTGGTGACTTCGGTTTTGATCTCGTCAGCGGTCTGAGAAAACAGGCTTTTTGCGCTTTCCTGCGTCAGGTAGTCGCCGCTGCTGGCGTTCCACGCGGTCGGCGCATTGCCGTATTGCAGCATGGGGTGCAATGCCATGTACTTGTTTGTAACCGAACCCGACCGCAGACCAAAGCTAACGCCGGTCAAAATATAGTTGTCCTTCGGCGTCCATGTGCCATACCGTAACACCCAACCGTCCGATTGCTCAATTTTGATTTGGTCAGCAGGCTTTATGCTGGTGTAATATCTGCTGCCGTTAGCGTGCGAATAATTGATGTCCAGATAAAAAGCGTCCTTGCCCGAAACTTGCTTGTACATAACGGATATGCACAGCGTTACACCATTGACAATGCGCGTGCTAGTAGTGTTAAAATCAAATCTTTTAAGGCTATTGGAATTTGTTACCGTTGCACTGCCATCATCATTGTATTCAACAGTGCCACCGCCTTGGAGAGCAGCGTTCTTGAAGCTCTCACTGCCCAGGATCAGGTTGCCGCCGCCGGTGATTTTGGTGTCTTTTTTCACCTCAGAGGAAAGCCCGTCCACCGTTGCTTTCAGGTCGGTATACTTTCCGGTCAGGTCGCTGGCCTTTACTTCCAGGCCGTCCATTTTGCCGGTCAGGTTCTTGTAGCTCTGGCTGTTCACGGCACTGGAACTTTCCCGGCTGGCGCTGCCCACGCTTTCAAAGCTTGCCTTGCCGGAGGAGATTGTGGCGCTCATCAGGTAGGTGTCGAACTCCCGCCCGCGTGCGTCCTTAACGTGCACGATCTGCCCGCAGGCAAGGCCGGAACTGCTGGGCACCGATACTTTGCAGGGGGTGTAAGTCACGTTTTTCAGTACGTTGTACAGGTTTTGGACAACGCTTTTCAGGTTGGCTTCGGTGCCGGTTGTCAGCAGCAGGTTGCCCTGCACTGCGTAAGTGTTGGTAGCGGTGGTGCTGTCGGGGTAGATGACCCCCACGTCACTGTCCGACTGCCGGATCTGGACTTTCTCAATGGCCTTGACGGTGTAGTCCTCATAGCTCAGGCTGTCAGCATAATAGGCGGTGCTGTTGCTGGCACCGTCCGGGGTGATTTTAGCAGTGCTGCGCTTGTCGCTGTAGGTCAAGAATTGCAGCTTGCCAGCTGCATTCATGTGGGCGTAGCAACCTGCCGCTTCCGCCGCCCAGGAGATGATCTGTCGGCAGGTTAAATCATCCGCATAGAACGCCTGCACGCTGTAGCTGCCGTTGATGGGCAGGCTACTGCTGGCAAGCGCGACCCCTGCCCGCTGGCAGGCCAGCTGAACCAGCTGCCAGATAGTTTTGGGGAACTGTGCCTGATTGGCCCGCAGCCAGCCGGAGAAGTCCGCATCCAGCTTGGACATGGTGTCGTAGGCCGTGACCTTGTAGCTGTTGCGCTTGGTGCGGGTGGGCTTTTCAGCATAGAAAACGCCCACCTTGGGGCGGTTCCCGGCATCATCCTGCCGGTAATAGGTCAGGGCGTCCCCGGCAGTAATTTGCAGGCTGCCGCCCGGGTCCGCCCAGATTTCGGCTTCGATGTAGTCCGAGAACGCAGAGCCGATGGTGAACTCCTGCCCGGCGTTCACCGCAGTGTGCAGCGTCAGGCTTTTGACCGCGCTGCCGGGGGAGCCGCCCTTTAATTCGGTGCCGCTTGGGAGAGTGAGAATTGGTTGGAGCAAATATACACCTCCGTTGGGTTTAGTTAGGAGTTAGAAGGGAGGAGTTAGGAGTTGGAAGGTGTGCGCGTGCGCGCACGGGTTGAAAATTGGGCCGCAATCCCGTAGGGGCGCACAGTGTGCGCCCATCGCCTTGCGGTAAATCCTGTTATGGCATCTACCGCAAAGCCCCGGAACGGTCGAGACCGTTCCCTACAGAGCTGGACCTTAGGCTCGTTTTAACTCCTAACTCCTACTTCCTACCTCCTAACTCTCAATCAGCATTCAATAATATTGAACTTAAGGTTCTTCCACTGTTTCGTCTTGGCATTGTGCCAGGCGATGCCGTATTTGCTGCAGTAGCAGGTGGTGGTTTCGGTCTCGGTGGAAGAGCCGGCTTTGGGATGGGTGAACTGAAACGTTGCCTTGCCTGCAAACAGCCCGATGGTGTACTTGTATTCGTCGTCCGTCAGGCAGCTGTAGGCGATGGGCCAGGTAGCAACCTTTTCCCGCACCACTTCGCGGTGCATGTACCCGGCTTCGTCGCGCCCGGAATCGCTGGAATCCAGGTCGGAATAACTCGGTTCAATGTCGCAGTCCGGTGCGTACAGGGATTTGCCATCGATCTGGAACAGATTGGTCAGGGTCATGTCACACACCTCCTGTGGCAATGGCCTGTTTGCGCTGCCAGCGCTGTACGGCGCGGCCTACGTCCTCGTCGGTCAGCTCAATGCCGTACACGGCGGAGAGGATCTCCCGCAGCACGGAAACCACGGCTTCAAAGCCCGCCATCTGGCCTGCCTGCAAATCTTCCATGACTTCGGCCACGGCCTGCTTGATGGTGTCCAGCGGAGCTTCCACGTTGGTGCCGTGGCTCTGATCGCCCAGCACGGCCAGAAACTCCCGGTTGGCCGGGATGACCGCGCCCTGTGCCAGGTAGGGGATCTGCGGGGCGGTCAGGGTGCTGATATGAAACCCGACATGCCCGCCGCCGAATATGTCCGGCAGGTCGAACGACAACCCGTTCAGCGCGTCGATGACCCCGCTGATGCCGG